AATCAAAGGTATCAAAGAATGAGGGTTCAGTCTGCTAAGGCGAAGGGTAGAAGACTCCAACAGTGGGTTAGAACTAAACTTATAGAAATGCTAGAGGTACATCCTGAGGATGTTGAGTCTAGATCTATGGGTGCTGGTGGAGAAGATATCATTATGGCACGTGCTGCTAGACAAAAGTTTCCTTTCTCAGTAGAATGTAAGAACACAGAGAGACTAAATGTTTGGGATGCATATGACCAAGCATGTGCAAACTGTGGTGACTACGAACCGATTCTCTTTATAAAAAAGAATGGAAGGAAACCCCTTGTTGTCCTCGATGCGGAAAGCTTTATTAGAACCCAGCGCGATGGATGACTGGCGTTACTCAGAAGAACGCATGCAACTACGTGCCGATGTATTTCGTGCCCTGTCTCATCACCTAAATGATCATTGCAGACTCGTTTATGAGTTCTGCCATGACTGGGTGAGTCAAGGAAACAAAACCACCATCGGTGTTGAGCAGAGTTTCCAGACCTATCTTCGTTATAGAGCAGAAACCTTGTACACATTGACCCCCATGGAGGAACATGCAGAAGATTCTTAGTCTGATGTCTATCTTTTCATTCGTAACTAGCGTCGGCGTTGTCGGCACTGCTGGTTATGTGTATGTAAACAAAGACAAAATCCAAGCGAACATCAAAGAGCGTGTCACCAAAGGAGTTCAGGACGCCCTTGTCAAACAAATGGACGCCCCTGCACTGCCTAAAGTGACCGGTGGAGTAGTCCCGTTCTAAATATCTCCAGTGTCTTACTGGCATATGGAAGAACAACCTAAGGCGACTGAAGAGAAGAAGGAAGAGAAGGAAGTAAAACGAAATTGGTTAGGGCAACCAAAGAAAGATAAGAAGGAAGAGAAGGAAGATCAAGACGAACGACTGGCAGCACTGTCTACCCTTGTTCGTCTTGGTATTCTTATCTGGTCAGGTGGTATTCTTACCCTGGCATATGTAGAACTGCCCGAAGCATTGAAGATCCCTAAACAGGATCTCGATCCCACGTTCATAGCCAGTGTGTTTACTGGGGTTTTAGCTACGTTTGGGGTTCAAACGGCTAAAAAAGGTAGCATGGCTGCCGGTGGTGGTGGTATAAGTAAAGCCGACCTTGAGAAACTAATTGCTGCAGCTGCACAGACAGCACCTGCACAAACGATTAGAATCGAACAAGCACCTCTGACGATTGGAACTCAACCTCCTTCCGTTGACGATGGTGCTCCCCCAGTTGTTCCCCCCAAGAAATCGTGATCTTCGCTGATGTCCTTCTTTGGGCAGCAATACCCTTTGTATTATCCACGATATATTTCGGGGTACGAAAGGGTGAAAATAACTACTACGAAACCGACAAATATGATGGAAACGGAACCGCTCACTAGTGGCATCGTTATCTTTGGTGCCACTGGAGATCTTTGTAGAAGGAAGCTGATTCCTGCCCTTCATAAACTGTGGGAGAAGAAACTTCTCCCTGAGAATTTCGTAATCACTGGTGCTTCTAGGAGAGATCCTGGTCGTGACAGTTGGGTGGAGACCCTGGGGGACTACCCTCAGGAATTCACTGACCTTCTTGACTATGTGTCTTGTGACTTAGACAACCCGGAGAGTCTGAAGAACCTTCCAGAAAGTGACGACACAACTTATTTCTTATCTGTACCACCTGAAAGATACGAGTGGGCAATCATCAACCTCAAGCAAGGAGGTCTTTTAGATGACCCAGAAACATCCCGTGTGGTTATTGAGAAACCCTTTGGGCACAACTATAAATCTGCTGATCATCTACAGTCAGTGGTGGAGCGACATCTACGCGAGAAACAAGTTTATCGCATTGACCATTATCTTGGCAAAGATACTGTCAACAACATTCTTGCTACTCGGTTTGGGAATGTACTTCTTGAACCACTTTGGAACAGGCAGTATATAGAAGAGGTCCAGATCTTTGCAACCGAAACTATTGGTTGTGAAGGTAGGGCACAATACTATGAACATGCTGGTGCTGTGCGTGACATGCTGCAGAACCACATGCTGCAAGTCCTATCTCTCATTGCGATGGAGTCACCCAGTCGCATGAATGCACGGGAGATTCGTAGAGAAAAGACAAAGGTTCTTGCTGCGACCAGACTCGGTACTAAATTTATTACCGGTCAGTACGAGTCGTACAAGCAAGAAGAAGGTGTGGATGCTTTCAGTAGCACTCAAACGTTTGTTGCTGGTGACATCTACATTGATAACTGGAGGTGGGAGGGTGTTCCCTTCTACTTCATGACTGGTAAGAAGATGCCTTACCAATGTGTTGAGGTCGTAGTCAAACTGAAAGCACCTCCTATCGGACTGTTTGAAGGTGAGACTCCTGGTCGTATCGTTATGCGTTTACAACCCCACTCACACCTTGATATTCAGATCGATGTGAAGTCTCCTGGCATGAGCGAGGAGGTTGAACTTGCAACACTCACCCACCGTTATCCTGACTGGTTGGGTGTCGATGGATACGAGAAGTTGCTATACGATTCTATAAATGGTGACCAATCACACTTTGTTCATGCAGACGAAGTGTTGGAATCCTGGCGAATCGTTGACAACCTATTGTGCACTGGCGATACTTGTCCTGTACGCACTGCACCTTACATCTATCATGAAGGACAGTGGGGTCCCCAGCACAAAACGGACTTCATAACCAAATGGGATTATCCGGCTTGACACACGAAGCAGGTCAATTTTCTGCATTCGTTCTAAATAACCCATACACTCTGTCACTTCTATGTCTAGCACTAGTGTTTGTACCTGTCCTTGGTATGTGGGCAGTGCACAAATACGGTTGGCAACATTGGGAACCATTCACTAACCATGACTCACCCGACGAAGCAAGAAGTACAGACGATGATTGATGCCGCAATGGCAAAACACAATCGTAATGCGTCCACTATTAGTATCATACTAGGTTCAATTGCACTCATCGGTTATGCCGATGGGATGCTCAGAGTTATTGAGAGGATTCAATGAAAGTTGGAATGATTGGTCTTGGACGGATGGGCGAAGGAATGTCCCGCCGTCTCATCAAAGCAGGACACGAGGTTCATGGGTATCGCAACAACGTTCAGAAAGCTGAAGAGCAGTATGAAAAGGGTTATATCAGTGGATTTACCACTTCTTTGCAAAGCCTTGTTCAAGTAGTAGGTGACAGGGGACCTGGTGTCTATATGATGGTGGTCCCTGCGGAGACAGTCGATGGAACCCTCAATGAGTTATTACGGTTTTGTAACGAAGGCGATATTATTATTGATCATGGCAATTCCAATTTTGCGGACAGTCGGAAAAGGGCAGAACGTCTTTCTAAATTGGGCATCCAATATATTGACTGCGGCACTAGTGGTGGTGTTTATGGTCTGGACCGTGGATATTGTCTTATGGTTGGTGGTACAGATACTGCAGTATCCGTCTGCGCTCCAATCTTTAGGGCACTCGCTCCAGGGATTGGTGCAGCACCAAGGACAGACCCTACAAGCAGGGCAACCTCTGCTGAGTATGGTTGGCTCCACTGTGGTCCACCAGGTGCAGGTCACTTTGTGAAGATGGTCCACAATGGTGTGGAGTATGGAATAATGCAGGCATATGCAGAAGGATTCAACATCCTTCGTGCAGCAAATGATGGTAGTACGTATGTCAAAGAAGGTGATGCAGAGGTTGCCCCAATGGCGAACCCTGCCGATTATCAATACGATATCGACTGTGCTGAAGTGGCTGAGTTGTGGCGTCGCGGTAGCGTGGTTGGCAGCTGGTTACTTGATCTTACTGCGGATGTATATCGGAGCGATCCAGAGCTTAGTAAGTTCGATGGAGGGGTATCCGATAGCGGTGAGGGTCGTTGGACTGTGCATGCCGCTGTCGATCTGGGTGTACCCGCTCCTGTTATTTCTACGGCGTTGTTTGAGCGTTTTGGGTCTCGTCGCCTGGGCGCTTACGCGAACCGGGTATTGAACGGGATGCGATACATGTTCGGAGGACACAATGTCCGATGAAGTATCAAGAGGACCCCGAAGATAAGACCAAACCCAGGTATTACAACTTCACATTTGCCCATGTGATGTTTGCATACCTCTTAGGGTTTGGAACTATGTTTGTTTTTGCAGTAAAGGAGATTGAGAACTTCAAAGGTTGCCCTTGGCCGGAATACTTTTTGAACGAACAACCTCGTAAAATACACAGGAGAACGCTCAAATGAATCTAGTCCTTCTAGCGTGCTTTCTTCCACTTATAATTATTCTTATAGTATTGAAATTATTTGTTTGGGTTAGCTCTACTTGGGAGGAAGAAAAGTATGTCGAATCAGAATCCAGAAAACCCCACGGACCCTATCTGGCAGACGCATATGCAGACGTTGACGAAGAGGAAGATGCTGATTGAGATCAGCGCCACGATTCACAAAGCGATTACTGAATACTATGAGGAGCAGGGCAAACCTGTTCCACAGTGGAGACAGAAGAGAGATCCTGATTGGTGGACCGAGTACAAGGATGAACTTAGTTCTTAGATCACACGCACTGAACGACCCCACTTGGAGCATAATCATTTCGATTATACTTCTCCTTGCTGGGGTTTTATATATTGTCGTCTATATATTGGGTATAGATGAGCGAGAAGGTGGAGATTCCTAACATCAATTCTGTAGGAATCGGACGCCTACAGATTGGACAACTTGATATCCGTTCTCCCCAGATTCAGAAGATGCCTGACTGGGCACAGTCAGCACCACAGGCAATACCCATCAATCCACCAGTCACAACGGTGGTGGGGACACCAATTGTCAATGTTCCTGGTTGTGTAGAGGCACACAGAGACAGTAGTGAAAATCAAAATCTAAAAAATGAGGACAAAGAAGGCACGGTCACATACTGTGATGCTGGTACACCATCCTTCACTCCCATTGACTACGACAGAAATAAGTTAGACATCAAACAGGGTACACCTGTACCACCTGTTGTACCTCCGTCCAAGACACCAGAGGCGAAGACACCAGAGACTCCAGGCATACCACAACGACCCTCATGTAAAGAGGGTGAGAAATATAATGAAGCGAAGAGAGTTTGTGAGAAGGTAATCATTGAGGTACCTGCTGAACCAGAGGTACCTTGGACACAAAAGTATCTGCCGTCACCAGCAGCGGTAACTACTACCGCCTCAATTGCTGTAGTTGCGACGACTTCTGCACTGCTCGCAAAACCTCTCGCTGATCTTCTGTTGAAAGTGGTGAAACCTGTAACGAAGAAGATTGTGAAGAAGATTGCTGCAATACGGAAGAAGAAGATCCCGGTACTATCGTTGTCCGCTCGGCGGGACGAGCAGCGGGAACGGAACCGAGCGATCCGGACGTTGAGGTCTGCCCTCCGCCAGCGGAAGAGATAGGTTGTGGGATAGCATGACGGTGTGGTCTGATGGTATCAATACCATCTACCATTACATCTGCACAAATAGCAGCATACTTTGTTCCAGGTCGGAAGTAGATTCCAGCCTTCTTCAATTCGCCACAATTTTTTAGTCTCGCGATCTCAAAGTCAAGCCTTTTGTTAGCAGTCAACTGTTGTTGTAATCCGATCTGTGTATCTGCTGCTTGCTTACAACGGTTCTGTAGTCCACCATCCAGAGGTATAGACAGGGTGGCAGAGAGACCAATGCTCGTGCTGTAGTTATCCTTCTGACCTGTGCGAACCGGTTTTTGCCAGACCACGTCCCCAGGATTGTCTGGGATTCCGTCCCCTTGCATCTCCATGACAGTGATAGTCATGTCAGCACCGTCTTCAAACCAACGGGTGCCGTCTGCTTTAGTACGTGTGTCGTACCATGATTCCCAAGGATAGTTCTTGACATTTTTTTGAACCTCAACCAGACGACCTTCATAGTCGGTCATGTCATATTGAGGTTCAAAGTACATTGACTCGAACGGATCCTTTTTGGATTGTGCGTGTGTTATATAAGGTGTCATGTTCAAGGTAGGACCTTGACAACTGATACCATTTCCGTACGTATTAGTGACGTATGGCCCCTGTAAAACCTGAATAGCCTGATTGGTCACTGAGCCTGAGCTGTTCGCGATTGGGTTTGCTGTTGCACTTACACCCCCTACACCTTCCGCCAGTGTGGCAGGGGCAATCGCAAGGTTGGTTAGACATAGGACTACTGGGTAAAGATACTTGTGGTGTCCGTGACGCTTGTCACCTCGGTGACTCTTTGGATGACAGTTTGATTCGAGATCCCCGGACCTCGATACGTTTGAGTGAACTGAAACGCCTCTCCGGGATTCGTTATTTTGAAGTTCGGTGCTCCCGAGAAGTCCAAAGCCGACTGACTTGATGTCACCTGACCTTCTACTCCTCCTAACGGAGTCACTGTCACTGTCGATGTGTTGGCTGGTGGAGCAAGAGAATTGTTTCCGTTGTCCACGTTTGTGCCAGTTACTGAGTATTCCCATCCTGTTGAATAATCTATAGAATTGATCGTTTCAGTTACCTTAGAGGTAGTTTCCGTATGGCTCGTCATCGAGCCCTGTGTAAAATTTGGTACAACAGGTACGGAATATGCTGGCGAAGCAATACTAAGCAACGCCAATGTTGCCAGTATTCTTTTCATTTTTATCGCACAGTAATTTCGGTAACCACCTGTCCGGTAGCACTAGAACCAGCTCCGCCTGCCGTCAGAGAAACAGCACCCGCAGAAGTAATAGAACCTGCCAGGTCACCCGCCGAACCAGCTGCCGTGCTGGTCTGGTTGCTGTAGGGACTCACAGCACCAACAGAAGGAGCTGTTGTAGTAATGGCATCCCCGGCAGTGTAAGAAGCACTGAAGGAGAAAGCATTGCCAGAAGTTGCCTGCGTTGCAGTAATAGTTGAGGGAGCAGCAACCCCGTTAGAACCGATGGTTCCGAGTGTACCGACTACACCATTAGTGGTTCCGTCTGAAGTCGATACCCCGTTACCAGAGATGCTCAGTGAGTTCCCAACTCTTTGTACGTTCGTTGCAGCTGCGTCCACAGTCAGCTGGACAGAAGAAGTAATACGATGTGTCAGGTCTGCTCTAGCTGCACTGCCCATACTGAGCAATGCCACAACAAAAAGTAATCTTTTCATTGCATACCCCTAGAAAATGTCCGTAATTTATATATGATATATAAGAGGTGATATTCATTACCATGAAAATTTTTCTGGATACCGCTGACACTGAGATCATCAATCGGTATCTTCCCACTGGGATGATCGACGGGGTAACCACTAACCCCACACTGATGTTGAAGAGTGGAAAGTGTCCTGATGATGTGTATCAGGAACTAGTGGACATGGGTCTTGATGACATCAGCATGGAAGTGGGCGGTAACGCCATGGAGATGCTGGCAGAAGGCAAGAGGTTATATAAAAAGTTCGGAAAGTGTGCTACTATCAAAGTACCGTGCACACCAGAAGGTCTTTATGTATGTAAAGAACTGTCGCGTGATCTAATCAAGGTCAACGTCACGTTGATCTTCTCTGCTGCTCAGGCAATCCTTGCTGCTAAAGCAGGTGCTTATTATGTGTCCCCATTCGTGGGTCGCTATGATGACAACAGTGTCAGTGGTCTAGAACTTGTTCGTTCTATCTCTGAGATCTATGGTCGCCAGGGTGTTCGCACTCAAGTGCTGGCAGCATCTCTCCGTGATGTGTACAAAGTTTCCCGTTGCTTCTACAACGGTGCAAACGTAGTGACCATGCCCCCGACTGTGTTTGAAAAGATGTTCAACCACGTCTTGACTGACAAGGGTCTGGAAATTTTCGACAAAAACCTGGAAGAAATTCGTAATGCGAGTCATTGACTACCCTGTTTCTGAAGAACTGATTGACCACTGCATTGCAGAGATCAATAGTAAGAAGCAGCATGATTGCTGGGGAGTCAGCAAGTGGAAGTGGGGTGCCAAACTACAGACCATGTCTATGAAGAGTTTTTGCCTGTCGGCAAAACCATGCACAGATCTGTATAAGAGAATTCGTAACGAGACTTCTCCTTGGTTGCCCTTTGTTCCTACCTCCATCAACTACCACGTGTGGTTGCCTGGTTCTGGTATCAACTGGCACAACGATGGGGACTATCAGTATGGTGCCACTCTTCACCTGACTGACTGGCCTGCTGAACAGGGTGGTATCTTCTTATGGAAGGATCATGATGATAAGTTGCATACGATTCAACCTAAAAGAAATATTCTGGTGATCAATGAGGGTGAAGAGAAGCATGCAGTAACACCTACATGTGTGACTGAGAGGGAAGCAGGTCTTAGAATGTCAGTACAACTATTCTGTACAAAGGATGCTGCTTTCCGGGTTAGAGGAAAAAATCAAGGAGGAGGTACGACGATCTAATGGACTTCAAAGTAAAATGTTTGCAATGTAATACTGAAGTAGAAGACACCGGCAAGTTCCATACCTGCGGGTGTCCTAATGGTTTATCGTTTCATAACGGTAAGATCACTGCCATCGATCTGGATCTTGTGGTAGAGGTTCCGATCTATAAGCAAGAGGCGAAGGTCCATAAACCCAGTAGTTACCTGACTCCTGAGGACATGACGTTTCAGGAGGATCGCAAGAAGCGTAAGGTAAAAAGACTGTCATATGACGTACGATAAATATTGACAGGACCCTCTGGGTCCTTTATACTATTGACAACTTTATTACTAAAATGTCCCGAGGAGTATTCCTTTCTAAGTTCAAGAACTATACAAAGATCTTGGTTGACGCAGTAGAGGATCGAACAGACCTTGAATATGATCATCCTTCTCTCTACGAGAACTTGATCTCCCACTACAAGGATCAAGAAGTTTATTTCTATGATGATCGGGACAAGAATTACGACGTAGTGATTGATAAGTTGGAGTATGATCTCTTGAATTCAGGCATGATGGGATGAGAGAAGAACGCCCTTGGGGTTGGTATGAAACTATTGAAGATGGGTCAGACTACAGACTGAAGAAGATCCATCTAAATCCAGGGCAACGTTTCTCCCTCCAATTTCACAGAAATAGATCAGAGCATTGGGTTGTGATCCATGGTGATGGCATCGTCACCCTGGGTCATGATGAGATCCCATGCAAACCTGGAAGCAGTTTTACCATTGGCATTGAGCAACGTCATCGTGCTCAAGCAGGTGATGATGGACTCACTTTTATTGAAGTGCAGCGTGGTCAATGCAGCGAACGTGACATCATCCGCCTGGAGGATGACTACGGACGTTCTAACAATTCAATTCTAGATTATTTGGTATGACATACATGGTGACCGGCGGTGCCGGGTTCATCGGCAGTAACTTTTGTCATTTTCTTACCAAGAAAACGTCAGAACCTATTGTCGTACTTGATAATCTGACCTATGCAGGTGATCTTCGGTACCTTCCTAAGGAGGTGCAGTTTGAGTGGTGTGATATCTCGAACGAAGATCACGTCCTGTTTCTGTTTGAGAAGCACAGACCCAGTAAGGTCTGGCACTTTGCAGCAGAGAGTCATGTAGATAATAGTATCGCTAACTATCGTCCCTTCTTAGAGGCGAACGTTACAGGTACTATCAACCTCCTCAATGCTTCATTGAATGTAGATGTTGAGAAGTTCCATCACATCTCCACGGATGAGGTGTATGGATCTCTGGAGTATGAAGACACAGAACTCTTCACTGAAGAGACACCATATGATCCTAGGAATCCATACTCTGCAAGCAAGGCAGCATCAGACCACTACGTCAAGACGTGGCACAACACGTACGGCATCCCATATCTGATCACAAACTGTAGCAATAACTACGGTCGGCATCAGCATGAAGAGAAACTGATTCCAAAAGTTATCGCTCGTGCTCTGAGGGATGAGGTCACCTACATGTATGGAGGTGGACATCAGATCCGTGACTGGTTGTATGTCAAAGATCACTGCGAAGCAATCTGGTCGTTGGAAACAACAGGTACCATCAACGACCACTTCAACATTGGTGGTGGTTGTGAGATGAGGAACATCGATGTGACTAAGAAAGTCCTAGATCTTCTGGATAAACCCTATGATCTTATTGGTATAGGTAATGATAGACCCGGTCAGGACAAGCGTTACGGTATAAACTATGATAAACTGACTAAACATACTGGTTGGAAACCTTTCACTGATTTTGATTCTGGTTTACGTGCAACTGTTTCATGGTACTTAGAAAAATGGGGAGTGATCTGAAGTCTTACAACAGTCCAGTCACTTTGTATGGTCCTGGATTTGTTGGTGGCAGGTATGCAGAGATCTATCCTGACACTCTGGTTCAAGAACGGGATGAGTACAAACCTCGTTCTAAAAAGATCCTGTTCATGATCTCTACGGTGGACAACTACAACGTCCACAAAGATCTCAACGTTGATGTTGATACTAATCTTCGTCTCTTGTGTGATGTCCTAGAGCATTGCCGTAACGAAGACATTGAATTCAATTTCATCTCCTCTTGGTTCGTATATGGCAAGGGGTGTGAAGTACCTGCTCATGAGGACGATGCCTGTAACCCCACGGGTTTCTATAGCATCACCAAGAAGTGTGCTGAGGATCTGATCAAATCATTCTGTGATGTGTATCAGATGAAGTACCGCATCCTTCGTCTCTGTAATGTCATGGGTCATGATCCCAAGGCATCCCGTCAGAAGAATGCGATCATGTGGATGATCAATCAACTGAGGGAGCACAAACCAATTGCTCTGTATGACGGTGGCAGTCATCGTCGTGATGTGATGCACGTTGATGACGTGTGTCGTGCAATCAAAACTGTGATTGATGATGGTGATCTGAATACCACATACAACATTGGGTCAGGTAGACCCACGTCTATTGCTGATATCGTTGACGCAGCAGTGCCTGTCTTGGGTAGTCTTTCTAACATAGATACGATTGATCCTCCCAAGTTTCATAAGGATGTCCAGACACAGGACTTCTATCTTGACACTACTAAACTACAGAAGTTAGGATTCAAACCAAGCATGGATTATGTTGAGATCGTAGAGTCACTATGTCTTTGAAAAATAAAGTCGAAGATTTCGTCTCCTTTCTTGAGGCAGATGGAGAGAATCTGTTCCCCTTCATGGCAAACAAGGGGTGGAAGAAAGGTGACAACGTCTACTACTCTGGTCCTTACTGGGACAAACAAGAACCTGTTGCTGCTATCACCACCATGCTGCAAGGCAAGTGGTTGCCTGCAGGTGAAGAAGTAAACAAGTTCGAGCGTGCCTTCTCTAAGCAGTTTGGTTTTGACCACTCTGTGATGGTGAACAGTGGATCATCCGCCAACCTGGTGATGATCGCTGCACTCAAGAAGTATTTTGATTGGCATGATGGTGATGAGATCATCGTCTGCACCTGTGGTTTCCCTACCACTATCAATCCCATCATTCAGAACGGACTGAAACCAGTCTTCGTTGACATCAACTACGACGATCTCAACTGGGATCTTGATCAACTAGAAGATAAGATCAGTCCCAGGACCGTGGCGCTTTTTTCGTCTCCTGTTCTGGGAAATCCCTATGACTTCGATAAGTTCATCGAGATTGTCAATAGGAATAACCTGAGGTATATCGCTGACAACTGTGACTCGCTCGGTTCCAAGTGGCGAGGAGAGTTGCTTACCAAACATGCCGTCGCAGCGTCTTGTTCTTTCTATCCAGCGCACCATATCAGCACGATTGAAGGCGGGATGGTTTCCTCTAACATTGAGGAGATTGTTCAGATCGCCAGGTCTTTTGCCTGGTGGGGGCGAGGTTGTTATTGTGTAGGAGCCCAGAACAAACTGGCCAACGGTGTCTGTGGTGTCCGTTTCGATCGATGGTTGGAAGGGTACGACCAAGATGTCGATCATAAGTATGTCTTTGGCGTTCAGGGATACAACCTCAAGCCTGCCGATCTGCAGGGGTCTATCGGGTTGGTACAACTGACTAAGCAAGACGAGATACATCGCATCCGTCGTAGCAACAAAGCTCGACTTCACGAGATCTTCAGTCAAATTCCTGGTGCTCGGGTTATTGAAGAGAAAGAGCATGCAGAGACAAGCTGGTTCGGTGTTCCCATCGTGTGTGATGATCACAAACACCGTCTTGTAAAATATTTAGAGGACCATAAGGTCCAAACTAGAAATTATTTTGCAGGAAATATCCTTATGCACCCTGCATATAGGCACATTGAACCTGCATCTAACTACCCCAACGCATGCAAAGTCTTAGACAATGTATTCTTTGTTGGGTGTAGTCCGGTTATTACTGAACCTATGTTAGAATACATAGGTGAGGTTGTTTCTAATTACGTCAAAGAAAATTACTAATGGATAGACAAAAGCGAGCGTTGGTTCTGGGTGCTGGTGGTTTCATCGGCAGTCATATGGTCAAGCGACTCAAGTCCGAGGGGTATTGGGTTCGCGGTGTAGACATCAAGATCCCTGACTTCTCTGAATCAGCAGCGGATGAATTCATCCGTGGTGATCTTCGGGATTACTCTTTTGTCGAACGTGTAATTCAGTACAAGGGAGAGCAGGGTAACTTCTACGAGACTGTTCCCTACCAGTACATCGATACCTTCGATGAGATCTATCAGTTTGCTGCCGACATGGGTGGTGCTGGTTACATCTTTACTGGTGAGCATGACGCTGACATCATGCACAACTCTGCCAGCATCAACCTGAACCTGCTGGAAGCAGTCCACAAATTCAATGAGACCTTTGATGGTCGCCTGAAGGAGTGGACTGAGTGCAACCGTCCTAAGAAAGAACAACCTACGAAGATCTTCTACAGTTCTTCTGCTTGTATGTACCCCGAGCATAACCAGCTCGATCCTGATAACCCTGACTGTCGTGAAGAATCAGCGTACCCAGCAGCACCAGACTCAGAGTACGGGTGGGAGAAACTTTTCTCTGAACGTCTCTACTTTGCTTACAACAGGAACTACGGCATTCCTGTTCGTGTTGCTCGTTACCACAACATCTTTGGTCCTGAAGGGACCTGGGACGGTGGAAGAGAGAAGGCACCAGCTGCAATCTGCCGTAAGGTCGCTTACCTCCCGCTCCAGGGTGGAGCAATCGAGGTGTGGGGAGATGGCTTACAGACTCGTTCCTTCCTGTTCATTGACGAATGCATTGAAGCGACTCGACGGTTGATGGACTCCGACTTCATGGGTCCAGTCAACATTGGTTCCGAGGAGATGGTCACCATCAACCAACTGGTTGAGGTTGCAGCAAAGGTTGCACGTAAGGACGTGCAGAAGATTCACGTTGACGTTCCCCACACAGGTGTCCGAGGACGTAACTCCAATAACGATCTAATCCGAGAGAAATTAGGTTGGGATTATTCACAAACCCTTGAAGAGGGGATCTCTCGAACTTACAATTGGATCATCCAACAAATCGGCAAGAACCTTGAGGGCGCATGAACACTACCTATAACTATGAACGAGACTCCCTGAAGAGTCCTTTCTCTGGACACACCAAAGTCTTTGAAAACTTCTCCCAGGCATACCAGGATCTGTTTGTCCTGACCATGCTGAAAGGAAAGAAGAATGGTAAGTATGTGGAGGTGGGTGCCAACCACCCCCAGACCATGAGCAATACCTTCCTTCTGGAGACTGTGTTTGGTTGGCGTGGGTTCTCGGTAGAGATTGAGCGATCAATGTGTGAGGTCTTCAACGGAGACATGGCACGACAGAACCACTGCTATGAAGCAGACGCCACTACGTTTGATTACTCTGAGGCAATTGCTAAAGAGAAGTGGCAGGGTCGTGTTGACTACTTCTCTGTTGACTGTGAACCTCCTGAGGTGACATTCAAGGCACTCAAAGCATTCCCCCACGATGAGTTCCGTGCCAGTGTCATCACCTTTGAGCATGACTCATACAAGGATGGAGACACCATCCGTGACCACTCACGTCAGTTCCTGGAAGGTCTTGGATATCAACTGGTGTGTGCCAGCGTCTGCAATGGTGGTAATCCTTATGAGGATTGGTGGGTTGATCCTGCTGTAGTGAAGGAGTCAGTATGGAAACCCTTCGAGTGTGTTGACAAAGAGGCAAGAAACATTTTTGTATGAAACTATCTCATTGGTACGGCAGACTCGGTAACAACATCCAACAATGTGCTATTGGGATGATGTGTGCTCAGGCATACAGCACCGAGTTCATCCAACCCCTAGAGCACGAGATCATTCCTACCTTCACTCAGAAGTTTGGTGACGTACCACGATCAGGATACAGCAAGTTCTTTTATTATGACGGACCATTCCGGGAAGTCCCGATTGATATTGCGAAAGTATATACGGAGATGCGAGCGTTCTGTAAGGAGCATATCGGACCCCGTCTTGTGCTCCCGCATGTGGATGTCGATCCTGATTGCCTTGTCATTCACATTCGTAGTGGAGATGTATTTGACAAAAGGGTTGATAACCCTGGTCAGTATGTCCCTAATCCTTACTGTTTTTACAGTACACTACTTGAGGAGTTTGATAAGGCGATTGTCGTCACTGAACCTGACTGCCACAATCCGATCGTTGAAGAACTCAAATGGCATCCAAAGGTTACAGTACAATCTAAGAGCGTGGCAGAGGACTTTGCTACCCTAATGGCAGCAAAACATGTTGCTACATCTGGAGTAGGGACGTTTGGTATTGCTGCTGCACTTTGCAGTAACAAAATTACTGATCTTTACTGTACCGATGTGTGTATTGGTGAGCATCTGAACTATAAGATGCTGTATAATACTGATGTTGTCATCAACATGATGGTCCTAATGGACTACATCAAGACCGGAGAGTGGGCAAACACCGATGAACAACGAGACTTCTTGTTTAGTTACGAGGTATAGACTCAAGGTTACTCATCAGAAACTGATTGAGAACCTGTGCTATGAGATGCCCTACTATTTTTTCAAGGACTGTGCCTACGGCAACGTAGACCATCCCATGAGAAAAGAAATGAATCCTTACTTCAGTCATACGTTGTTGCACGTCAAGGGCACAACGTCTGACTTTTTTTATAAGTTCCCGTGGGATGAGATTGGTAAGGCAATCAACCTACCAGACAAGAAGATGTTCAGGGCACACATGACCCTGCAATACCCTAGACCTGACGCTGTGGGTGTCCCCCACAATGCTCACGTCGATGACGATCGTCCTCACCTGGTAGCACTCTACTATCCCAATCACTCAGATGGAGATACCTATTTCTTCAATCAATCTGGTGAGGTAATACATACTGAAGAACCTGAACGTGGTAAAATAATTGTGTTTGATGGCAGAACACTCCACTCAAGTTCTTCTCCCTCCACTAATGTACGCTTCTCTTTGAACATAAATTATGGCAATCTATGATGTGTTCACGTTCTATAATGAACTTGATCTCCTTGAACTACGGATGAACATCCTTGGTAACGTAGTAGATTACTTTGTTATCAACGAATCCAACATCACGTTCACCGGTAAACCCAAACCGATGTACTTTGCAGAGAACCGTAAGCGGTTCAAGAAGTGGGAAGACAAGATCATCTATCATGAAACGATTGATGATAACGAGACACTAGAGAACTTTTGGGAGAATGTTCCGTACCACCGGAGCATGATGGAAGATGATATCTATAAACTACCACTGCCATACCAACGTGCATGCTTCCATAAGGACAGTGCAATCTATGCTCTGCTAGGCAAGGCAAAGGATAGTGACATCATCCTTACGAGTGATGCAGATGAGATTGCTAACCCCGAAGCACTGAAGTGTATTGATGAGTGGTTTGATCCTGCTAACCACTACGTCTTGACTGGTCCACTGTATTACTACTACCTCAACGTCAAGTGTGAGGACCAGTGGATGGGCACACGAGTGTGTGACTTCAAGACACTGAAGACAATGAGTGTTGACAAACTCCGTCAGTCACACCAAGATGCATACAAACTGGCAGACGCCTCATGGCACTGGAGTTTCTTTGGTGATGCTGACACTGTGCGGCAGAAGATGGATGCCTATGAGCACCAGGAAAACAACACTGAGGAGTTCCGTTCCAGTATGGAGGACCGGATCAAGCACAACCTTGACCCCTATGGACGTACTTATCTCTACCAACCAACTGTCGTAGAGATTGACGACACCTTCCCTGCATACGTTAGGTCTCAGAAGAACCGTAAACTCAAGAAATTCGTCAAGGTATGAAACTAATCTCTGGTCCTGCAGTCGCCAATCTATGTGACTACAGTTTCGGTGACCAGGCAGGCATGGTTGGTGGGGTTCATGGGGCATTCATGCATGATGCCAACCCTTCCAACACAGATTTCCTGTGTGATAAAGAGGTCATCAAACTTTTCATTGATAACATACGTCTATACCATAGACCAATCAAGTGTAATAATAAACAGGATCAGATCTGGATCAACGGTCTGCAGAAACGCAATGACCTGATGAAACTCTGTGCTTCTTATCCAGATAAGAAGTTTGTAGTCTTCTGTAATAATGAAGACACTCCAGTCAATGAAGACATAGATATTCCAGACAATGTCTTGGGTGTCTTTGCTGCCAATGCCCTGGGTTTCGGTGGCAAACTTCACCCGTTCCCTTATGGGGTGGGGAGGAAGTTACATGCGAACGACGACAGGCAAAGCGTTCTACTCAACGCTATGCAGACTGACCCAAAACCTAGAAAGCTTCTGTACATCAATCATGCAGAGCACACTAACCTCAGTGAACGTGGTAACATCCGTTCAATCTTTAGTGAAAGATCGTACGCCACCGTCAGAGACCGAGTAAACTACGAGACCTATGTGAGGGACATTCAGGATCATAAGTTTATGATCTGTCCTCAAGGTAATGCAGTCGATTGCCATAGGAACTGGGAGGTGTTGTACCTCAAACGTGTCCCTATCATGGTGAGGGATGAGTATCTGGAAGAACTTTATAAAGATTATCCTGTCCTGTGGGTAGATGACTTCGGCAAGATCAATAAAACGATGTTGTCTAATGCACAAGACCTGTGTGACAAAGCTAGAAATATTGACATCAATCTGCTAGACTTATACTCAGTGTTCAACCGAGCAGTGAAACGTGCGAAAGATTCCTGATGTAACTCTGCTCATGTTGGCAGACGTTGACATTCCTGACGCCGTGTATGCGGTAAATAAATCATGCGAAGCAATTGAATGGGGTGCTGTCAAGTTTCTTGGTAGCAAAGGAAAACCCGATGGTCTGTGTGATCAAGCACAGTATGAGGAAACCTATCCAATCCAGAGTATCAATGATTTCAATTTTTATTGCATATATAATCTTCTCAATCATATTCGGACCTCGCATTGCCTCCTTATCCATCCTGACGGTTTTGTTATTCGACCTTGGCTTTGGGATGATGCGTGGTTACAATACGACTACATCGGTGCCCCGTGGAGAGATGACCCAGGTGCCTTCCTCGATCCCTGGGGTAAGAACCAACGAGTGGGCAATGGAGGGTTTTCCTTACGTTCAAGAAAACTACTGGAAGTCCCCAGCCGTGTCGTGATTCCTTGGGAGGTGAACGAAGGCACCTTCTACAAACATATGAATGCCGGACTATATAATGAGGACGGAAACATATGCGTCCACAACCGGCATCTTTTTGAGGAGCAGGGATGCGTCTTTGCTCCAGTGGAAGTTGCCGCTAGGTTCTCTAAAGAAGTAGAGTGCCCAGAGCACGAAGGAATTGAGACCTTCGGTTTTCATTATCATTTTCAAGAGATACGATGACAGTAAAATACTATCCTCTGTGGTGGAACCCCTGGCAAGACAAGCATCTTGACCTTGGTGGTAAGTCTGTCAGCATCTCTATTGATAACCTTGATTATGATCCGCAGGCAGACGTAAAGATTCTGTTCCTAGCGGAACCATACTCAATCCTTCCTACGGTCACTGAGGGAGCACTTCGTGGTGCTTATCACTTCGATAAGATCTACACGTTCACTCAGAAGATCATCGACCAATACCCTCAAGCAGAATTGTTTGAGTGGGGATCCAGTTGGTTGAACTTCTCTGACCTTATTCTGGACAAGGGGAACAACATCTCCTTTGTTACCAGCAATAAGAGTCAAACTGTTGGTCACAAGATGCGTCTCGAAATTTTTGAGATGCTCAAAAAAGTTGACGTTTCCAATGGTTTGCAATACTATGCACATAAGTCACCTCCTTTCCATGATAGGAGGAACGATTTCTTTGAGACTGCCAAGTTCCATATCACAGTAGAGAATTCTCGTCAGCAGAATTACTTTACTGAAAAGATTATTGATTGCTTTGCGTCAAAAACGGTACCCATTTACTACGGTTGTCCTAACCTCGGTGACTGGTTCAACATGGATGGAGTGATTGTATTCCATGACCTAGAAGAACTTGAATGCATCATGAAACATCTTGATGCAGACAAGTACGACTGGAGACAGAGTGCCATCGAAGAAAACTATGAGATTGCCAAGCAATTCCATAGTGAAAATGACGTAGTCCCTAGACTCACTAGAAAAATCAAGGAATTTGTCGGGAAATGAGGGTAAGTTTTTGCATTCCGACGCATGATAAGAACCCAAGGTGTCAGCAGTATCTGTTTGACATCTTTCATAGTTTGTCATTGCAGACGGAAATGAACTTCAACGTTTGGGTGTCAGACCATGGCACATCAAACAAAGTTCTACAAGCATGTGAAGAGTACGATGATCTTTTTGAGATCAACTACGTTCGCAATCCAAGTAAGGTGGGTAACATCTCTGCTAATACTAATAACGCTTTGCGTTTAGCAGATGGTGAGATCTTGAAAATTATCTTCAGTGATGATATGATTCTTACTAAGAATCTAACCGCTGAACTTGATGCTGCTTTTACCGAAGGAGTGGAGTGGGCAGTGACTGGATTTGCTCATACCCTAGATGATGGTAAGACCCACTACAACCCTAAGATTCCAGTCTATAACAATCAGTTGCTAGAGGGTGTCAACACCCTCAGTTCTCCATCTATCCTCGCTCTCCGTAATGGGTGTGGTGAATATTTTGATGAAGAACTCACCATGCTGATGGACTGTGACATGTACTATCGGTTGTATAAGAACTATGGTGATCCAAAAGTTCTTACTCACTACCACATTTCTAACAGGGAACACCCCCATCAAACACAACGAAAGTTTGAAGACCTTTTACCTAAGGAGATTGAATACTTGAAGGAGAAGCATAAATGATTGGATTCAATCACCTTGGTCGTCATGGTCGTCTGGGTAACCAGATGTTCCAGTATGCAGGACTGCGTGGCATTGCTGCTAAGCATGGGTATGAGTTCTGTATTCCTCCTAGTGACTTCCAAGACCAGTGGATGGACCACCAACTGTTTGAAGCATTCAAACTTCCTGGTCTGACTAACATCGCAGTATGTCCTGGTCCCTACGTACAGGAGGAGCACTTCCACTTTGATCAGAACCTGTTCGACAGGATGCCCGATGGACATAATGTCTACGGGTATCTGCAGAGTGAGAAGTGGTTCAAGCATATTGAATCAGAGATCCGTGAGGACTTTGAGTTCAAGAACAACATCAAAGAACCTTGTCAGGAGATGATTGGTTCGGTTGACCGACCAATTGCTCTACATGTTCGGAGAGGTGACTACATAACTAACTGCGATAACCACCCTCCGTGTTCTAAAGATTATTATGATCGTGCACTCTCGCACTTTGATAGTGACAGGACTGTCGTTGTTTTCTCTGACGATCCTGCTTGGTGTAACGAACAGTTTGAAGACGATCGTTTCTTGATCTCTGAGGGTGGTGACAATGTTGCCGACCTCTGCATGATGAGTCTTTGCCACGACTTCATCATTGCTAACTCATCATTCTCTTGGTGGGGTTCTTGGCTGAGTACAAACCCAGACAAGAAAATCATTGCTCCTAACCGTTGGTTCGGCACGGGGTATACCAAAGACCATAACACTTCTGACCTTTATTGCCCTAACTGGGAATCTATCGATGTCTGATACTATTCAACAGGAAGGTGTTGAGATCCAAGACCTCGGGATGTACGAGGATCTTCAGATCCAGCCGGTAAATTCCTGGGACCTGACTCAAACTACTTTCATCATCCCCCTGCGGATTGAAAGTGTTGATCGGATGCGTAACATCACGACGACACTGATCTATCTGCTGCGTAACTTTGACACACAGATCATCATCAAGGAGCAAGACGTTGAGTCTATCTTCCTGAAGTCTGTGGTGCCGATGCTTGATCAGGCATTGACTCCTGAGAAGATGACGAAGATTCATCACATCTTTGAGGAGAGTGAGGAAGAAGTCTTCCACCGCACTCGTCTGATCAACGACATGCTGATGCTGGTTCAGACTCCTGTGGTCTGTAACTATGACTGCGATGTTCTGTTGCCGATGAACAACTACATCCTGGCACAGAACGCCATTCTCTATGGTTGGATTCCCCCGAACGAACCGAATGCAACTCCTGAACCTGTGAAGTGTGTCTACCCCTATGGGTATGGCGACTACCAGTATCAACTGCGAGTGACTGATGAGGACTGCACTCGGTTCATCAACAGCAACTTCAACTTCAACGCATTCCAGTCGCATGCAACTCTGTATGACGCCAAGTTTGGTTTCGTGCAGTTCTTTGACACCAAAGAATACCTCCGACTGGGTGGTGAGAACGAAGGGTTCATTGCCTACGGGTATGAAGATGACGAACGGTACATTCGTTTCAACACCTGCTCCCAGGTGCTGCGTCTGAATGACCTGGTGTACCACATGGAGCACCGTCGTACCCCTAACTCCTGGTTCAACAACCCCCACATCGAAGAGAACCGTTCTCTGTGGGAAGAACTTCGTAACTTTGGTAAGACAAAGTTTGAAGAATACTACAAGAACCCTCCTTACCTGAAGTATCGTGGTGTTCTCAACGGCAAGCGCCGGGGTATGAATGACTGACAGGAACAAGTCCATCGACAAACTGAAGGGGTTTCCTAAAGTTCTTTGGATCAACCTAGACCGTGTGCCCAAACGTCGGGCATACATGGAAGAACAACTGGACTTCTGGGGACTCACTGACCACCACCGCATCAGCGGTGTTGACGGTGATGAATATGAGGAGCATCTGAAAGGATCTGTTCCTCATAATATGAACAAGGGTGAGATTGCATGTGTAATGTCTCACCTCAATGCTCTACGTTACTTTGTCGAAGAGACTGACCTGGATGAAGTCTTCATCATGGAAGACGACATCGATCTCTCCACTGTCAAGCACTGGACCTTCACTTGGAAGGATGTCAGGAAGCGACTCCCCATCAACTGGGACTGCCTGCAACTGACCATCATCAATCCCAATGGGATCACTCTCAAGTTGCACCAGAGGTTCATCAATGACTTCTCTGCTGCTGGTTACTTGATCAGCAGGCACCATGCAACCAAGGTCCTCCGGTGTCACCTCCGTGGCAACCAGTGGAAACTGGATCAGAACATCAGACCTCGTGCAGTGTCAGAGGATTTGATTCTTGACAGTGGTAAGTCTTACTCCACTCCCTTATTCAATTACAGATTGGACATGGGTTCTTCAATTCATGAAGAACATATTGACATCTTCCATAAGGGTAGTAACGAAGCACTGGCACAGTTCTGGGAGAGGGATGCAAGAGAGCACACCATCGATCAGATTATGGAACTAGATGAATATTGTGGTAGAATACCACCATCTGTGTACATGGAACAAGCACAAAAACAATGACAGAAGAGATCATCAAGCAACCTGACTTCACTGAACCAGTTTTCTATGATCACATCGGTGTGTTTGAGAACTTCGTCAAGTGGGAGTTCTGTGACTCTTTGTGTGAAGTCTTTGAATACTGGTACAACAAAAAGCATTTTGTAGGAGAGTCCTCCGAGCACACCATCACTTCCATCGCCAAAAATGATTTTACCATCGACCACTTCAATGATGGGGAGTCTCAATTCCCTAAGGGTGGCATGGGTCGGAAAGATCACCAACTTTATCTCGAAGTATGTGACACGACGATGACCGCCCAGGTCAACCAGGCAATCGGTCAAGCATTTGAATTGTATGTTCAGAAATATAAAGGTCTTGTTGACTCGTGTGATCCAATTTCATCTTGGACTTGTAAGCTTCAGCGCACAGATCCAGGCGGTGGGTATCACGTATGGCACTGTGAGAATGGGAACTTCCTCTACCGAGACCGTGTGCTGACCTGGATGATCTATCTGAATGACATCCCCCCTGAGAATGGTGGTGGCACTGACTTCTACCATCAGGCAACCACGTTCCATCCTAAGAAGGGAACCATTGTTCTTTGGCCTGCTACGTACACCCACATGCACCGTGGTGCCTTCTTGACGGGCGATAAATCTAAGTACATTGCCACTGGGTGGTTCCTCCGTGAACCTGGTAACGTCACCAACCGCACCGTCAGTGAAGCAATGGGTAAATCAAACCCTATTGACAAACTAAATTGATTTTTTATACGTGCATCACCAACGGATACGACTCAGTTCCTGACGCATATGTTGAGGAAGGTTGTAGGTATGTTCTGTTCCATGATGGAAGCATCCCTACAACCAAAGGTCCGTGGGAGTATGTACATATAGATTCACTGATCCCTACTCTCCATCATAAACTTCCTGACTGCCCTGTCAGGAAGTCTTATGTTATCAAGCATCAACCTCACATTTACTTCAGAGACCCTGATGCAAAACTTGTATGGGTAGACGCTGCATATAATATTGACAAAAATCTTGTTGATTACAGCAAGAAAATCTTTCAACATCCACATGGTTTTGTTGTACTGCAAGAGCATCCTGAACCGAGGACTCTGCTAGAAGAATTCAACAAACTATATGCCGATGGGTTCTCCAACAGCGTAGACATCACTAAGATGTCTCAGAAGATGCTCGCTGAGGAAAACCCATACCCCAAGAAGGACTACAAGCAGACCATCAACTGTGTTGTATGGAGACATAACTTTGAGGAGAACAGAAGGTGGAATCGATCATGGGCAAAATGGTATAGAAGAGGTGTCAACCGTGATCAGATTGCTAGTGCAATTGCTGAGCACGAAACAGGAGTGGTAGCACTGCGTGTACCGATGCAGGTCAGTCTTGACAACACCAATCGGGTCAAGAAGTACGAGGATTCTTATAATATTGATCGACCAAACAACAAACAGATCACTGACTTCCAAAAGAAATTAGTAAAGATCTGGGATACTGATATTTCTGCTGCCAAAATGAAGGCAGCAGTGCCTACTCTGCCCCATGAGTTTGGGGAACCGATAGATCATAGTAAGTTGCACGTCTATACATGCATAACCAATCAGCATGACATCCCTCAAAATAATTACTTCCACAACAAAGTAAACTACTGGATCTTCCACAATGGGATCAGTATCCCTGACACCCTGAAGAATGGTGAGTGGAAGTACATTGATGTCTCGAACCTTGGGATTGATAACCCGAGAGAGTTGGCGTTCTATGTCAAGTCAAATCCACAAGACTTCTTTCCACCCAACGCATACACAGTATGGATTGATGGGTGCTTCGATCATACCTTTGACTTCATAGACAGATCCCGTGGGTGTTTCCCCTTCTCTGTCCTACGTCATGGAGGAGAGTTCTCTTACTACGATGAGTTGCTGGAAGGATTTACCTGTGCCTTCTACAAGTACAGCACAGCAGTCTGTTACACCCAGTCTCTAGCAGATAAGAATTACAGTTTCCTGAACTACTCCAGTCCACAGTGCTCTGCTGTCTGGAGACAGTTGACACCTGAGGTGATCAAGTTCAATGAGGAATGGTATGAGCAGGGCAAGTACATCAACCGGGACACGATTCCTTTTGATGCTGCTATGCAGTTCACAGGTGTAACCCCACGGTTCTATGACAACCGGGATGATTGTGGCATCAAATTTGGATTCAAGAACAAGAAGGGCAGACTCAAGAAGCATGAGCAACTGGGTGACCTGGAGCAGTACAAAAAGGTAGATCAGTTTCTCAAAGACATTGATCGAGTCACTGGACTTGAGGCAAAACTGCACTCCAAGTACAAACTCCATGAGTTTTACATGAGGTACTACGGTATCGGTGGCAAGTTGGGACTGTCATTCAATACCTATCCGTACCAAGAAGGTGTACGTGTACGTAAGGAACAGGTTGTTATCTACACGTGCATCACTAACGGGCATGACAAAATTCCTAGCACCAACTACTACGACCCTGACATCAGGTATGTGTGCTTCCATGATGGAACCATTGATACCACCGAGGGACCATGGGAGTACATCAAACTAGATCTGGATATCGAATGCCCAAGAGACCTGGCGTTCTATCCGAAGTGTAATCCTCATGAGTTCTTTGACAAAGGAACCTACACAGTGTGGGTAGATGGATGCTTCGTACATACCAGAGAGTTTGTTGAGAAGAGTCTGTACTCCTTCCCCTTCACCACACTCAGAAACATCAGCAAGTTCTCCTACTACGACGAGTTGCTGGAAGGATTTACGTGTGCTTTCTTCCCCTATGAGGGAGGAGTAGAGATCACTGAGGCATTGAGCAACACAAACTATAAGTTCAACAAGTATTCCAGTCCTCAGTGCTCAATCGTATGGAGGTATCTGTATGATGACACGATCAAGTTCAACAAAGAGTGGTATAATTGGAGTAAGAAAGGTATCAACAGGGATGCTATTCCTTTTGATGCTGCCGTTCAATTGACCGGTACCAAACCTCTGTACTATGAGAACAGGTCTGACTCTGGCATCAAGATGGGGTTCCAGCACAAGGTTGGTAGGGTCAAGAAGCATCCTCAGTATGGGGAAAAGACTCAGTACACCAAGGTCGATCAGTTCATAAAGGATCTAGAGAAGATCACCAAACTAAAACCACTCCTGTATATCAAGTACAAGTTTCATGAGTTCTACATGAAACACTACGGCATCATATGATCCTCTACACATCCATCACCAACGGATACTTTCAGTTACCACAATTAGATCTTGATTGTAGGTGTGTTTGTTTCCATGATGGAAGTGTAGAGGAGCAGGAAGGATGGGAACTGGAGTACATCCCTGGGTTCTCATCTGATCCTGTACGTATGTCACGTATAGTCAAGATGCTATGCCCATTCGACGAACCGAATGTGTATATCGATGCGAGTAAACTTCATACACTAAACAATAAGTTTTGTGAAGTATCTGAATTCATACTTTCGCAGGATAGTTTTACTGTAATAGAGCATCCACACTGTCATAGGTACCTTGAAGAGTGTGCTGAATACATTTGTAGGGGACTGGTTCCCTTCGATGATGTGTATAAGTTCACGGTTGCTGCTGCTGAGGCAGGGTATAACTTCAAAGACTATCTGTCACCACTGTGTACGATCCTCTGGAGGAGGGGCAAGACTGACTTCGATCAACTCTGGTGGGACTGGTACCTCAAGGGAGGTAGGAGAGATCAACTGTCCTTTGCAGTGGCATTGCAGATGGGTGAGGTGAAGTACAACACTGTTCCTGCTAGAGATCTGATTGATGTCTGGTCAGATGCCAGCCATGGTGGCGAGTGGTGGGCGAACAAGGGTGGTAAGTATGGTGCTAAGTATCATGTCAACCCTGAGTGGGCAGTAGACATCCTGTGTAAGGTGACTGGTCTCGAAAAGAACTCAAGGAACTATCGCTGTGCTGTCGTTACTGAGGGTGATGAACCTGTCTGGTTGTTCGGAGATATGTCATCTGATTTCGATTATAAGTATAAAAAATTGAACGTTTTGAACCCATACCATAGTCTCCTGTGGTATACGAATAGAAAGACTGGTGTCATGCGAAGACCCAATCGAACTATCAGGTCACACTTCGACGATCCTTTCTTCTTCCCACATCCAACATGATTATCTACACTTGCGTCACCAACGGATACGATAAGTTCTCTGATGAACATTATTACGATCCGGATGTCAGGTACGTTGCCTTCACTGACGGGACAGTAGAAGTTCCTGAGCAGTGGGAGTCCTACCCCATCAAGGTAGAGCACGAGTGTCCTCGGAGACGGTCTGCTCACCCCAAGATCTGTCCTCACCATTACTTTGAGGCAGGTCAGGAAACTGTATGGATTGATGGGTGCTACACCATCACCAAGGAGTTTGTTGACACCTCTAAGAGCATCCTGTCACGGTCTAAGTTGACCCACATGATCCATCCCTGCCGCTTCAACTTTGTTGAGGAGGTGATGGAAGGTTATGTGTCTTCCTTCAACACCAAGGAGCAGATGGTGGAGATCATGGAGGCGTTGATGGAGTTGGACTATGACTTCAGGGCATACTGTAGTCCTGTACTGGCATCAATCTGGAGACACATCATCCCTGAGATGTATGAGTTCCACGATATCTGGTGGAAGTATTCTTTGATTGGTCCCAACCGTGACCAGATCTCCTTTGATACTGCACGGCAACTGACTGGAATCCCGTGGAAGACAATCAAACACCCAGCACAGAACTACTGGCCTGAGGTTGGTATTGATTTTGATCACCGCACAGGTAAGAAGAACCGTCTGGGCAAGCACCCACAGGCAGGAGACCTGGAGCAGTACAAGCGTGAAGATGAGATGCTCAAGGAGATCCGTAGGTGCACTCGCTTGATTCCCAAGTTGTATTACAAGCACAACTTCCAGTCAATGATTGAGGCGAACGTATTGAACCGATGATTATCTACTCTTGTATCACTAATGGATATGATGAGATCCCTGATGAGAATTACTACGATCCGGATGTCAAGTATGTGATGTTCACGGACGATACTGTTGAGAGGAAAGGACCATGGGAGTTCCGACCCATCCCCTGTGTCCATACCTGTCCTCGTATCCGTTCCTCCTACGTCAAGATCAATCCTCATAAGGTTTTTGATGAGGGTGAGGAGGTCGTTTGGATTGATGGTTGCTACATCATGAACAAAGAGTATGTGGAGAACAGTAAGAGATACTTTGAAGAGGATTCCTTCACAGTCATCCGTCATGTGAATCGCTACTCATACTATGACGAGATCCTGGAGGGGTTCATGTCTTCCATGAACACCAAGGAGCAGCAACTACAGATCACTCGGATCTTGAAGTGGATGAACTATGACTTCAAGAAGTACAGCAGTCCTGTGCTGGGATCTATCTGGCGTCGTCTAGAGAACTATGAAGAGTTCGGTGATCTCTGGTGGAAGTATGCATTGATTGGTCCCAACCGTGACCAGATCTCTTTCGATGCTGCTAAGCAGTTCACCAATAAGAAGATGACATTCATTGAAGATGGGTGGCATGAAGTATGGAGAGATAAGAGAGGAAAGTATTTGCACAGAGCAGGAAGTTGTGGTATATTGTTTGGACAGCAGGGTAAAAAGTATCGTCGCAAAAGACATCCACAAGCAGGACATCCTACTCAGTGGAAGGAGCGACGAGAAATCCTTGCTGAACTTAGAGAGATCACTGGACTACATCCATTTGTTTTTGCTAAACATGATCACTCTGAGTTCGTTGAACGTAACGTAATCTCTCCTACTTTGCCTTTACAAAAGTAGGGTTATCCGTTATACTAAATAACACGTTACAAAATGTAATGAACACCCCGCAAACCGAGACCTCTAGGGTGTCTAAAGCACGTCTCTCATACCTCACCTGGAGGGTAGGTGAGGAATATTTTTTCAGTGTTCCCCGCACTATTACATAACCCTTTTTCAATGTCTGCTACTCTTTCACGCTCCCGGCAATCGACCTGGGAGTCTTTCTGTGAGTGGACCACCAGCACCAACAACCGTCTGTATGTCGGTTGGTTCGGTGTCCTGATGATCCCCACTCTTCTTGCTGCCACCATCTGTTTCGTTGTTGCTTTCGTCGCTGCTCCCCCCGTGGACATCGATGGCATCCGCGAACCTGTTGCTGGTTCTCTCATCTATGGCAACAACATCATCTCTGGTGCTGTTGTTCCTTCGTCCAATGCAATCGGTCTCCACTTCTATCCCATTTGGGAAGCTGCCTCTCTTGATGAGTGGTTGTACAACGGTGGTCCTTACCAGCTGGTTGTCTTCCACTTCCTGATTGGCGTTTTCTGCTACATGGGACGTGAGTGGGAACTCTCTTATCGTCTGGGCATGCGCCCATGGATCTGTGTTGCTTACTCCGCTCCGGTCGCTGCTGCATCCGCAGTTTTCCTTGTCTACCCGTTTGGGCAGGGCAGTTTTTCAGACGGCATGCCTCTTGGCATTTCCGGTACGTTCAACTACATGCTCGTCTTTCAGGCTGAACATAATATCCTTATGCATCCTTTCCATATGCTGGGTGTTGCCGGTGTATTTGGTGGGTCTTTGTTCTCTGCTATGCACGGCAGTCTGGTCACGTCGTCCCTCGTTCGTGAGACGACTGAGCAGGAGTCTCAGAACTATGGCTACAAGTTTGGTCAAGAAGAAGAGACGTATAACATCGTGGCGGCGCACGGTTATTTCGGACGGCTTATTTTCCAATATGCTTCGTTCAATAACAGTCGCTCTCTTCATTTCTTCCTTGCTGCTTGGCCCGTTGTGGGCATTTGGTTTACTGCCCTTGGTGTTAGCACTATGGCTTTCAACCTCAATGGTTTCAACTTCAACCAGTCAATCCAAGACAACCAGGGTCACATCCTGAACACTTGGGCAGACGTGTTGAACCGTGCAGGTCTGGGCATGGAAGTTATGCACGAGCGTAATGCTCACAACTTCCCCCTCGATCTTGCTGCTGCTGAGTCAACTCCTGTTGCACTCACCGCTCCTAGCATCGGTTGATACTATTTTTCTGTTATAATATGGGGGTCTTAGGACCCCCTATTTTTTTGACATGAATATACGTCGCAATACTCTGCAACATCTTAGACAACAGTGCAGAGATATTATCGCTGAACAGAATGCAAAGATCGAACAACGTTTAGATCATCGCCTTCCTGCTCACGTTGCTGCCATCTACCCTGGTGCAGCAGATATGGAATCCTTACACATTATCAATCAGTGTTTGGATAAGATCGCCATTACCGAACAACGTCTACAGATCCTTGATCGGTTTGACTATGAACGGTTGAAAGAACATGACGATCGCCTCAACTACGACACTTACAGCAAATAAAATGGTCGCATCAACGCTCCAACAACAACAAAGGGGTTGGTTTGATGTCCTTGATGACTGGTTGAAACGAGACAGGTTTGTCTTTGTTGGCTGGTCTGGACTTCTCCTCCTCCCTACTGCCTACTTGGCAATCGGTGGTTGGCTTACTGGCACCACCTTTGTTACCTCCTGGTATACCCACGGACTCGCTTCCAGTTACCTCGAAGGTGCAAACTTTCTCACCGCTGCTGTCAGCACACCTGCTGATGCAATGGGTCACAGTCTCCTTCTCCTGTGGGGTCCTGAAGCACAGGGAGACTTCGTCCGCTGGTGTCAACTCGGTGGACTCTGGGCATTCGTTGCCCTCCACGGTGCTTTCGCACTGATCGGATTCATGCTCCGTCAGTTTGAGATTGCACGTCTTGTCGGTATCCGTCCTTACAATGCAATCGCTTTTTCTGGTCCCATTGCTGTCTTCGTTTCTGTTTTCCTCATCTATCCTCTGGGCCAGAGCAGTTGGTTCTTTGCTCCATCCTTCGGTGTCGCAGCAATCTTCCGCTTCCTACTTTTCTTGCAAGGATTTCATAACTGGACCTTGAATCCCTTCCACATGATGGGAGTTGCAGGTATCCTGGGGGGAGCATTGCTCTGCGCTATCCATGGTGCAACAGTTGAAAACACACTCTTTGAAGATGGTGAACAAGCGAACACGTTCAAAGCATTTGAACCGACACAGGAAGAAGAAACCTATTCAATGGTTACTGCCAATCGTTTCTGGTCTCAGATCTTTGGGATTGCTTTCTCCAACAAACGTTGGCTTCATTTCTTCATGCTATTTGTTCCTGTTATGGGCTTGTGGACATCCAGCATTGGCATCATTGGTCTTGCTCTCAACCTCCGTGCTTACGATTTCGTCTCTCAGGAGATCCGTGCAGCAGAAGATCCAGAGTTTGAAACCTTCTATACAAAGAACATCCTGTTGAATGAAGGACTCCGTGCTTGGATGGCACCTGCTGACCAACCACATGAGAACTTTATCTTCCCAGAAGAAGTTCTTCCACGAGGCAACGCACTATAAATAAGAACATATCGTCGCCGCATGGATACTGTCTGGCAAAATCCAGATAGTTATGCTAAGATAGGGGAGTCGTAAGACCCCCTATTTTTATGTTCAAATATATTCTTGCCGGTTTTTTATTGGGAGCAGCACATGGTGCAACTGTTCCAGTAGAAGCACATGAGGGCAAGATTACTAAGGGATGGAAAACCATGGATGCCATGGGGTGCATGCTCCTGAAGGAATGCACTGACGGAGTAGAAAAGATCAGTTCCATCGATGATGTAGCAAAACTCAACCCCGATCGGGACTGGGATGTTGTACGGGATGAGTTCCATCAGATGATGGATGCCTTCAATAAGATTGGAGTTGATGTGCATCTTGCTGATGATAAGTATTTCCCTCCCCTGCATCGTGGTGTCTATCACACAGTCAGTAATCATTTCTATTTGAACAGGGATTACATGACTCGTCCCAGCGCATTCATGAGTGTGATGAGGCATGAGGGATGGCATGCTGCACAGGATTGTATGGCAGGTACCATCAAGAACAGCATGATTGCAATCATCCTCCCAACAGATACTGTTCCCCAACTGTGGCAGGACATTGTTGAGCGTGGGTATCCCAAGAGTGCATGGCCATGGGAGAAGGAAGCAACCTGGGCAGGTAAGACTGAAGGCATGACCCAGAAAGCATTGACTTCCTGTGCTGCTGGTACAATGTGGACTGACTATGAACCCACCCCATTGACTCGTCAGTATCTTGAAGATGAGGGATTCATCAAGTGAAAATCTGGGAAGTATGGAAGTATTCTCTAGGGAGTTTCTCTGATGACAGAACGAAACCCTATGACAACTACGTGGCTGGCGTACGGACTATTCTATTTCTCAGCGTTCTTTGTACTAATATTTTTATTGTTAGTGGGGTCATGAGGCACTGGAATGGTTCAACAAATCAAGTGGTTATCGGCAACGATCATCCTCATAGCCATGGTTTTTCATGTGATGGGGTGGACCCCTTGGAACAGTATCCTTCAACTGCTGGGCGCTAGTGGTTGGACCTACGTAGGAATCAAGTGGAAGGAACGTGCAATCGTCATGAATTTCCTTCCGCAGTTCTTTATTATCATCCCTGGACTCATCTACCTGCTCTCTAAATAGGGCAGGTTTCTTTTTTGATATGCCCTCCGCTTACCAACCTTGGGACAGACTGAAGACTTGTCTTGTAGGTAGATCATATCCCCCCGAGTTTTATTCATACATCAAAGATCCCAAAGCACGTGCTGGGATGGAAAGGATCGCTCAGGAAACTGAGGAAGACTTCCAGAAACTCTCTGACAAACTGACGGAGTTGGGCGTCAATGTTATCCGATGCAATATCTCTGACGACTGGGAGAAGGATCATAACTGGGGTTATCATTGTAAGTATCCTTCAGCAATGGTTCCACGGGATCACCTTGCAGTGATCGGTGAGAAACTGTACATGCCGAACAGTGATTACCTGAAGAACATCGACCTTCGAGAGATGGTCAATGCTATTCACAACCTAGACTGTAAGAAGGAGTGGATGCAACCTGGTTCTGAATTGGTTGCAGACTTCATCCTCGACATGATGAAACCCGCTAGGGGTGTCTCGAACATGGGTCCTATTGAGGAACTGCGAGACTTCTACTACAACAAATCTGATTCCAAGCGTCGGGACAAAACCGCCTACGGTATTGGCGTGCTGATGCAAGGATTGGATGCACAGGACATGGAGAACCTGTGTCTGAGTGCTGTAACCAATACGATTGGTAACCCTCACCGGGTGAACAAAGAATATAATGAGTTCCAAGATGCAGAGAAGTGGTTCAAGGAACAGGGTGGCGAAGTTGTATACAATCAGTACGTCAACAGTGCTTCCGTCATCCGATGTGGTAGGGATCTATACTTCTCTATGAATAACATCATCAACTTGGCGAACAAGGATGTATTCATGTCGAAGTGGAGGCGTCTGTTCCCTGAGTACAGAACTCATCCTCTGATGGTTCCTGGACATGGTGATGGTTCTTTGACTCCTGTCAAACCAGGACTGCTACTTACTATCGCTCAGGAAACATTCTTCCAAGATACATTCCCTGGATGGGAAGTTGTTCGTATTCCTGGTGCTGGATGGCAGCAGGTGGATGGTTTCTTGAAGATCAAAGAGAAGAACAAAGGACGTTGGTGGGTTCCTGGAGAGGAAAACAACGATGCGTTGACTGAGTTTGTGGAGACTTGGTTGAAAGACTGGGTGATCTATGTTGAAGAGACGGTCTTCGATATCAATATGCTGGTGGTGGATGAGAAGAATGTCATCTGCAACAACTACAATAAGAAAGTGTTCGATGCCTTTGAACGGCATGGCATCACAGGGCACATCGTGAACTTCAGGCACCGTTACTTCTGGGATGGTGGACTGCACTGCATCACCATGGACCTTGATCGTGAGGGGTCGATGGTTGACTATTGGCCTGAGCGTGGGGATGAAAGCTATCTCATCATGGACCCACGGTCAAAAGAAAAGTCGAAGATGTATGGCAGGTAATCGAAAAAAAATCTCCGGCAAAAATTTTGGTTCTAAGATTTTTTATGATACAATACTTAGTAAGGGATAATACTTAGATACATACTGTGTCTGCGATTAGCAAATGAAATTTATCTTTGCCCTCTTCGCTACATTATTCCTTGCATTACCTGCCTGGGCAGTTGATGTACAGATGGGTGCTAACGGGAACTTAGTTTTTGATCCCGCCGAAGTAACTATCAATGCCGGTGAGTCTGTTCACTTTGTGAACAACATGCTTCCTCCGCACAATGTAATCGTGGAAGGTCGTCCTGATCTTGCACACGAATCTCTCGCCATGCTCCCAGGCGAAGAGTTTGAAATTACCTTTAGTGATGCTGGAGATTACACGTATTGGTGTGCACCTCATAAAGGTGCAGGTATGATAGGTACTGTTCACGTTCAATAAATCTTATGTTCACTGTTACTCTCAAGACTTCTGAAGGAGATCACACTATCGAGTGTGCTCCTGATCAATACATTCTCGACGCTGCTGATGAGGCAGGCATCGATCTCCCTTACTCCTGCCGTGCAGGTGCATGCTCCAGTTGTGCAGGCAAGATTGAATCTGGTACTGTCAACCAAGAAGATCAATCATTCCTGGATGATGATCAGATTGAAGCAGGTTTCCTCCTGACCTGTGTCTCCTATCCGACTTCCGATGTGACCATCGTCACTGAGCAGGAGGAAAACCTTTACTAAATACCTCTGTATAACAGTCGTAAAAACATAGAAATGTCGGTTTCTAAGAGCTGTAATTCACTTTCATCCTCCGAGGTTAGGAGTGAATTGAGAGTTGACGAGAAGGGACACCTTACACTTGACGGAAGCGGCGAGGTAGTTGATCGCACCGGCAAGTCCCCCATGTGGCGTTTCCGTGAGCGTATCTGGAAGCGTATCGATCGTGAGCAGCATGATATCAGCATGGATCTGTACCGTAAGCAAGAACTTGCTGTCAAGATGGTCCAAGCTGACGTTGAATATATGGAGCGTGAGAAGGCCAAGACTGGTTCCTACCCTGAGCGTTCAGGTGATCCGGTTCCTTCTAAGGAATCCTTGAACGAGTATGCCGATAAGGTTATCGGTGACTGATAATTGACAGGGTAACCAAGGTATCCTATAATATCTTAGTTACCTTTTTGTAATGACCAAACGACATCAGGTCAAATCAAGATACTACTATTGGTTCTGGGGCGTTGCGACAGTCTCAGTGGTGGCGGGGCAAATCTATGTTGGTTCAGGCTATCGGCGCATGGCATCTGCCATTGAGTCGATAGTCTCTGCTGTTGGTGACATTGATGTGACGCTGATTATTCCAGAAAATGATCCTTTACTCAGAGAAGTGGGAGCACCCGCCGGAACTGATCCAAACTCTCAAGCAGAGGTATGATGATCCCTTCTTCCTGAAAGGAGGGGAAGATTCAATCGAGAATAGAAAGAACTGGGGACAACACTACACAGGTTTCCATAAGAATCCAAACAATAAAGCACCGACTGTTGAGGGTAACTTTATTGACAAGGATCTTCTACAACTTTACGTCCCTAAACTAAAGAAAATTCTCGGTGACATTGGTCTTCCTATGGGTAAGACCATCTATAGTTACAGTAGTATATGGGGTCAACTATATAAACTTGACCTCGAAGCAGTGATTGATGTCCACAATCACTACGAGGACCCACGTCAACTGATTTCGTGGGTGCATTTTGTTGATGTCCCCGACACCAAACTGTTTTACTTTCAGGTAGGAGATAACAAATTCTATCCTGAGTGTCAAAAGAGTGGGGATCTCATGCTATATCCTTCTTACGCCATGCATGGCGTAGACAAGATGACTGAGGGTCTTGACCGCTTCGTCGTCGTAGGCAACATCGTAAAACTCAACCAAAACCGCTGGTAAAATGCAAGCAGTTCTGTATTCCAAAGATAATTGTCAATGGTGTGACCGAGTTCGTCAACTGTTTACGGCAGTTGACATCGAGTATCTTGAATACAAACTTGACAAAGACTTTACCCGGCAACAGTTCTACGATGAGTTTGAGGAGGGTGCTACCTTCCCACAAGTCTCTATCAACAACAAAGCAATTGGTGGATGCAAAGAGACACTGCAACATCTTCAAAGTTTGGAGATGATCTGATAAACAAGGGCACCCTTCTGATGTATAATCGGAAGAAGCGTGCACCAAAACTCATTCCTCTTTTCAAAATATTTGGGAAGAGATTTTCGCTACATATAGAAAGGGAGAATTAGCATGACGCTCGATTCAACTGCTGTCTTACTTGCAATGGGTGCAGTGATCTTACTGCAAACGATTGGAATAGGTTTAGTGATTGGATATCTAGTTCGTGCCTACATCCACGATGTAACTCCCCAATATTCTCACCCCGAGATGTTCGATGAGAATGGTAACCCAGTTGCCGACACTCTAATCTCTTTCCGATTTGAAGGTGAGACCCCCTACCTCGATGAATTTGACGACTAATCATGGCAAAACTTCCTAACAATCCACTGGTCTCCGAACTGTTCAAAGCAGTGCACGGTGCTAAGACTGTGGATAAGAAGGTTGAACTACTGGAATCTCATAAACGGGATGACGTAAAGGCAATCCTTATCTGGAACTTTGATAAGGGTATCAAGTCTGCCATCCCTGAGGGTGACGTTCCTTACAAGAAGAACGAATCACCTGCTGGTACTGATGGACACACCCGTCTGGTGCATGAGTGGCGGTCACTGTATAACTTTATCCGTGGCGGCAACGATAAGATCTCTCAGATGCGTCGGGAGACCCTGCTGATTCAACTGTTGGAGTCACTCCATGCTGATGAGGCAGAGATTGTTACCCTGGTCAAGGATGGTGAACTGCAAAGCAAGTATCGCATCACTCGTAGTGTTGTAGAGAAAGCATACCCAGAGATCCACTGGCGTGATAAGTGAAGTTTCTCATTGATCTAACAGATCATTGCAACTCCAAGTGTCCTCTGTGTGCCAGACATAAGACATCATATAACGATGAGGTTGCGGTGCTCGCACCCGATCCATCAATGAACCTGTCAAAGATTTCACTTGAACAGTGGAAGACATGGTTCCCACAAGAGACCCTTGAGAAGACAGAGTTGATCTACTTCCAAGGGTCTTTTGGTGAGCCAACATTATGTGATGATCTGCTTGAGATATATGCCTACACCCTGAAGTCCAACCCCAACATCGTCTTCCAGATGAGTACCAATGGTGGTACCCGTGACGATGCATTCTGGGGAAGACTTGGTGCTCTCATGGGAGCATCACACAAAGATAGTTTCCTCATCTTTTCTATTGATGGTCTAGAAGATACCCTGCAGCAATACCGTGTGGGTGTGGACTATAAGAAGGTGATGCAGAGTGCTAAAGCATTCATCAAGGCAGGTGGTCCTGCTGTGTGGAGGATGCTGGTCTTCAAGCACAACCAACATCAGATACAAAGATGTAAAACATTGAGCAAACTATGGAAGTTCAAAGACTTCCAACACACTCGTGTCAATGATATGTATGACGCTAGTGGACGTGGAGACGGTAAGTTTACGTATTCCTACAGGGATAAGGTGCACACCCTGCAGGTAGCAGATGATCCCAACCAAACGTACCGTCCAGACCCTGTAGCAGAGGACTCAGAGGTCGTGTGTCGCTATGGTCATACCAAAGGTAGTCCTGGGCAACTGAGGATCGATAGTAGGGGTGTGGTGCACGCCTGCTGCTTCCACCAGTCACGTCTCAGGTTCTTCTACCCTGGATATTATATTGACAATAACCCTGATGCACCTGCGGTCTTCCGTGACATCAACAACCCGAACAAGGGAGTGGGTGCAGAGTATATGCAGAAGGTCTTCTGGGACAACGTGATTCCCTTGATTGAGGAGCAGGGTGGTATCAAATCCATCTCCTTAGAGCACCACTCATTACATGATGTGTTGCAGACTCCCTTTTTCCAACATACTCTGGTAGAATCGTGGAGTAATAGACCGCACATCTGTGCAGACTATTGCGGTAAGAAAAGATGTATCCGTTGATACAGTTTTCCTTTTCTATATAATACTACATCATGAAATCGTTCATCCCTTCGGGGACGCAAGTAAGTCGCGGAACGGAGCGTTCATCCCATGATTGATCTTCTTCTCTACACGGGCATGCTTTGCACTGACGCTGAGGACATAATCCGACGTGCCAGTACACATGATGCCATTAGTGCAGCAGTTCAAGCTGAGGTGGTAGCGACCGTAAAGGAAGCAACGCCTGAGTGCAATTGGGACGCAAACGACTGAAGGAACGGGGCAAAAATCCCATTCTTTTAGGAGACCTACCATGAACACACTGAAGATGATCCGCCGCCAGATCGAGAAGGCAGCTGCCCTTCACGATGCACAGATCACTCACACTGCTTACCGTGGTGTGAAGTATGAGTGCAAGCAACCCATTGAGGAAGCTCATGGGAACTTCTGCTATCGCGGACGGACCTACACCAAGTGATGAGGTTGTAACAATCTCATATAAGTAAGGGAAGGTTTGACACCTTCCCTTTTCTGTTTTATAATAAGACCATGGAACGAGACAAACTCAAACTAATCGTTTCCGACTTGGAAATGCTGCTTAGTGCCCTCAAAGCAGAGGTCTACTCAGATGTAGAAGCGTATCGCTTCGATCAGATTGACCCTGTTGAAATTGATTACGACGAAACTTACGAAGGTCCATGAGCGTCAAACTTATTAGCGTCACTCCCGATGCGGAGCAGACGATGGCATACATTGCCCGCGTAAGCAACCCTGCAAACCAAGAAAACGAAAAGTATGCAGGACTTCTGAAGTATTGCATCAAGCACAATCATTGGAGTGTATTTGAACAATCTTCAATGACACTGGAGATATCAACTACACGTGCAATTTCAGCTCAAATATTGAGACATAGGAGCTTCACATTTCAAGAGTTTTCACAACGCTACGCTGATACTCAGCTCCTAAAGGATAACATTCCCCTGCCAAAGATGCGTCGGCAGGATACAAAGAACAGACAGAACTCTATTGATGACCTGGATGATTTTATTGTCCAGAGACTAGAGTTGCAGATGCAAACGCTGTTCTCTTCTGCTCAGGCACTGTACAACCAGATGCTGGATGCAGGTGTGGCAAAGGAGTGTGCAAGAAATGTGCTTCCTTTATGCTCGCCCACCAAAATGTACATGACAGGATCATGCAGATCATGGGCGCATTATATTGCCCTGCGTACTGCTAACGGTACACAGCAGGAGCACATGGACATCGCTAACGAGTGTAAGGAGATCTTCATCGAACAATTCCCTGCTGTTAGTGAGGCACTGGAATGGGTCGAATCTGCGGAATAAATCTTTCACACAATGGATCTCTTGCCATCCTTGAGGATGGGGAGGTCCAATTTTATGTGGAGGAGGAGAGATTGAGTCGTGTCAAGCGGGACAGGTCTGCCTACACTGCTGCGACTCAATTTTTAGATGATTCTATTGACGTGGTCACCATCAGTGACTGCTTCACCAAATATAACTTAGAAAAATACCTGCTTAGAACCAAGCAGGCAAACAAAATCATTGACCTGGTCAAGGAAAGGGGACTTCCTCTCAAGGATTATCGTGACAGGCATCATGAATGTCATGCAGCGAACGCCTACTACAACTCTGGGTTCGATAATGCTGCTGTCATTGTCATGGATGGCAAAGGTTCCCTCCATCCACATA